GAAGCTGTCGCCTTTGAAGCGAACGACTTCGACGAGGTGTAGATAATCGCGCTCGTCTTGAATAAAGGTAACACCAACAGTGTAGTCATTTGTCTGCTTCTCTCCGATAGCGAAGTCCCACGCTTGGTACACGTTCCTGTTGAAATTCGTGGGGCTCAGCGGTTCATACTTGAAGTACTCTTTCCGGAAGTAAATACCCTCGTCGGGCACCGGATTCTGCTGGTACAACGCCGACCATACTCGCGGCGGCTGGTTGTTCTTGATACGCGTCACCATCTCGTGTGTGAAGCGCTCGGGGTGGAGCACCTCTCCCGGCATCCGCATGATCTCTAGATCATCTTCCACCGGGAGAGGCCGGGCGGGCTTCCCATCCGCTTCAACCTGTGCTCGGAACTCCAGCAGGAGCTCCTCGTGTTCTGGCGCTAAGGGTTCTGCAGCGCGCAGGACCTTCTGCGTACTGGGTACGCGATACTCCCACTGCTCAGCCAGTGCTGGGTACGTCACGATCTCGAACTGATCAGCCTCCGCCTCAGCCATCGCCTTGAAAATCCGTCCGCCTAGGTCGTCGTCGTTCCACCTAGTCTGAATCAGTAGGACGCCACCACCGGGAGCAAGCCGCGTATACGCGGTGGACCAGTACCAGTCCCAGACGTTGTCTCGCGCAACGGCACTGTCGGCCTCCTCCATATTCTTCACGGGGTCATCGATGACCAACACGTGGGCGCCTTTACCCGTTAAGCCACCGCCTACACCAGCAGCCATGTACCCACCGCCAGCCGTCGTGTTCCACGCTTCCGCGCTCTGGCTCTCGGGGTCAAGTATCGTATTGCCAAACAGGGCCTGATAGCCCGGATCTCGGAGTAACTCGCGCACTTTGCGGCTGAACTTCATCGGAAGGTCCAACGAGTAGCCGCTGTTGATAATCTCGTGATTCGGATAATGGCCAAGGTACCACGCCGGGAACCGTATACTGGCCAACTCACTCTTGCCAAGACGCGGAGGCATGAAGAGAGCGAGTCGCGGTGACTTCTGAGCTGCCACATCTTCTGCGAACTGCTCTAATCTCCTGCAAATGTCTTCGTGCACCCATCCGGGCTTGTATTGTGGGTAAAACTTCGTAGTGAACGCCAGTAGAGAGCGTCTCGCGCGTACGCGTGACAGCAGCTCCAGCTTCAAGGCTGGGCTCAGGTTCTCTATGATCTGGTCTTCTTGCGCCATCTTACTCGTCCACTCTCACAGCCTCGCCTTCTATCTCATTGACGGTCTCTTCGAGCATACGCGCGAGGTCATCGTCGCTCATAGTCTCGAACTTACTAATCAGCCTCTTAGCTGTCATGTTGATGTCTATCTTCTTGACCTCTGGCGCGTAATAGCCGCACATACGACCTAGCTCTCGCCATCCGGCAATTACGTTCTGTGAGTCTCCCTGCATCTCGGCAAGCTCAATACCTCGCAGGAATCCGTCCATCACGCGCTTTCTAGTCACGCTACCAGCTGCTTCGTGTGCGCGGAAGTAGTAATCGACTGCCGCTTGTATATTCGGGCACGTCATTAAGTGCTTGCCATCTTCGTGCGGACGCGCGTAGCCAGCCATGCGAGCCGATTGAAGGTACGTGCGGCCTTCAGACACAGCTTTGGCGAACATTTTCTGCTTCTCGGTGAGTTCCATCAGGATTCTTGGGCCGGAAAGAGGGGGATCTTCTACGACCAGTGCCGAGTTCTTCCTCTGGCCGATGCCAGTTCTATTGGACTTACTACTCATTTTACACTGCTCTCCGGGTAAAATTTTGAGTAGTCTAGCCTATATAGAAATTTTTTGAAAATTTTTTTATAAAAAACAGGTACATGCATGGTGGGGGGTACCCCTCCCCCTTCCTACAAAACGTGCCCCCGGTTCGGATTCGGTTTCGCTTCAGCTAAACAACTCCGTACTAGGGGCTCTGTCGTTTTGTTATTTGTATCAATGGTTGGGGTCATTTTGTGTAGTTCTTTATTCATTAACTAGTTAGGAGATAATCATGGATACGCTCGATATCAAGCTTGGCGCTGTAGAGTCTGTTGCTGTTGCTACTGCATCTGTTGTTAACGCTGGTGCTAACGTGCCTGCATACTATGAGCATGGTGTGAATGTGTACGCATTCAAGACCAGTGACGAAGTACGCAAGGCTTCTCATGACGCAGTAACTACTCGTGCTGCAGCTAGGCTCGAAGCTCTGCGTATGAAGCACTACGCGAAGTAAGGGGTGGGGCGCAAGCCCCATTTCTTGGTTCCGCGCTCTATGTGCTTACACAGCAGGACAGTACAACTAGCGTCCTCGCGCGCGCACGTGATGTAGTTCGGAGTGGGGTGGATAAGCCCTACACTACGTAATAGCCTGAAAAGGAGAAAATCATGCAAGTTGACCTTGAATACAACGATTTAGTCGCCCTCGAAGAATACTGGCGCAAACAAGCTAATGCTTACAAAGCTTGTGGCTTTGACCAAGCTATGTACAAAGCAATAGCTCGCGCCAACAAGTTCGAGACTTATACTGAATTCTACAAACAGAAAGGAGCTGTATCATGTTTGGAATAGCACATCTCGATATTGCCCCTCTCGCCTATGGTGTATTAATGTTTGTGGGCATTTGGCTACTCTGGCGTAAGCTTATGAAAGGCAGATTCTTGAGTTTCATCGCAAGTCTCTGCGTCTTTTATATGGTCTTCGCCTTACATGGTGGAACCATGGCTGGTGGTTTCAGTGCAATGATTGCAGCACTGATATTCGACCTTGTCGTATTTCCACCTTGGAGAAAATCATGAACGACTGGCGCTGGGAAGTTGCAGGGCTTATCGCTCTGATTATATGGTTCGTAGCTATCTATGAACTATTGAAGTTTAGTGTAGTACTCTTTCATTAATCGTCCGAAAGGAACAATCATGGCTTATATCAATTATGATTTAACATTCCACTTTGAACAAGGTGGTGGTTCATACACTGTTTCGTGTTCAACACGTAACAAATTAGCTTCTATATTCATTGTTGCTTTGGCTCTCAATGAACATACCATGCATGTTGAAGCCATTAAGTATCTTCGTAGCAACCTCGGCCTTGGTCTCTTCGAAGCCAAAATGTTCAATGATTGGATTCGCGAAAATACGTTCCAAGCATCTGATTTCATTAACGACTTGAAGACAGGACTGTAATCATGGCTGAATCAAAGAAAATTGGACGCGGTAAGCGTCAACCTGCTCGTCAAGCATACAAAGCTGGCAATCGTGCCAGCGTCAATGCAAAGAAAAAACAAGCAGCTCATAAGCGCTTCACAGACCAAGACGCATGTCTCACTCGTGGAGCGCTTCGTGCAGCACGTCGCAAAGAATGGATTTTGAAAGTTGGCAGAGATGGCAACGGCAATCCACTCAAATCATTTGCTCAATTCGAACATCGTGAGTACGAAGTAAGTAAATACGAATTCGATAAGATGGGCGAAGAAAAGCGAGCCATAGCTGAACGTGCCAAGAACGCAGCTAAAGCCCTCATTCACAAATTTAACAAGAAGTAATCTCCATGTACCCCAGCCTAGTTCATCAGGTTGGGGTCTTTTTTCGTGAATAATCCTGTTCACACAATTAAGGAGCCTGAAATGGCCGTAATCAAAGTTATTGGTTACCAATTTGAAGATGCACTTGACCGTTGTGACCCTGTACCAGAATGGTTCTGGGAACAATGTCCATCATGTGACTCATTCAATATTGACCCTTTAATCATTCTCGTCACTTTAGAAGAGGAGCAAAACCATGAAACGCATTAACTCCATCATCGCTGCTGCAACTGGCTTTGAAACTGTTAAGTTCCAAGACTTGGCAAAAGACGCACAGACTTCTGTCGTTTATACCAGTCTAATGAGCGCAGATTCAACTCGTTCATTTATTCAGGCCAATTGCGATGCACCAACTGCATCACCTACGTACATCGCACAGTCGCAAGAAACCATCCGGAATCTCGACCACGTGATTACGTCAATGGCTGCATTCTTGTTTCAAGTTGCAACCATCACCGAAGCTGGTCAAACCCACATCGATTTCGATG